AATAATTTACAAGTAGATGATACTGGTAATACATTTGCTGGAGTATTAAATGGCAGATACAGAGTATACATAGACCCATATACAACTGGAAACTACTATGTCTTAGGATATAAAGGTTCTAGTGCATTTGATGCTGGTATATTCTATTGCCCTTACGTTCCACTACAAATGGTTAGAGCAGTTGGTGAGAACACTTTCCAACCTAAAATTGGTTTCAAGACTAGGTATGGAGTTGTTGCTAACCCATTTGCTGAAGGCACAGCCTACGGTAACGGTGCATTAACAAAAGA